CCGGATACAGGAACCGGTGAGCCAGAAGGCTCCCCGCACGGCCCGCCCGATAAAGGGAGTGCCATGCTTACGCACAAAAAAAGCCGCAAGGCGGCTGTGCGCCTGTATTCCGGGACGCCAATCCCGATCACCTGATTGCAGGTGACGGTAGAATCATGCGCCCGGAAATTGTTCATTGTCAAGCGGCCTCCTGCTCGAACGGCGTGATCACGAAATCCTCCACGCCGGTGATGATCTTCAGCCCGGCCACGCCGCGCACCTCGTCCGGTTCGTTGAGGATGGCTTCCTTGTTGATCTCATCCTTTTTTGGGCGCAAGAAGCGGTTGAGCCCCAGGCGCTTGAGGGTTTCGATCACCGCATCTACGCTGCGCACGGCGACGCTGGGCGGGCGCTGGCGCCATTGCACTTCGCCGGTGACGAGGTTGGCGGTCTTGACGCGGCCGCCGTCGGTCAGCTCGTCGCGGTGCGCTTCGCAGTAAGCCTGCACGCCTGCCTGGAGTGTCTTGATCTGTTCGGACAGGGCGTCGAGCATGGGCTGGTGGGCGTGGGTAATTTCGGCGATGGCGTCGTTCATCGCCGCTGCCTGGCGGGCGAACTGGCGCTGGATGTCGCCGATCTTGCGGATGTCGGCGGCGGCGTCGTCGCGGGTTTGCGGGACGTAGGCTTGCGCCCTGGTTTTGAGGCGGGTGGCGGGTTTTGCCATGTTCATGCTCCTTGGTTGGCGGGTTGTTTGATGGTTTTCTTGACCTTTTCCAGCGCGGCCCTGGCGGTTTCCGGGCTGGATCGTTCGGCCTTTTTCTCCGGCTTGAAGTCGCTGTGGCTGGCGTGGGCGCCGGTTTGCGTCACGCCCCGCGCGCCCCATTCCTTGCGCGTCTCGGCTGCCGCTTCGGCCTTGTTGGCCTGGCCGGCGATGATCTCCAGCAGGTAGCCGTGGGACTTGAGCGGCAGGGTGAGCTTGCCTTCGTCGCGCCGCGCGAGGATTTCGTCCAGGGCGGCGATCCAGACCGTTTCCGGCGCGGACCACAGGCGGCCGTGGCGCTCGACCTTGCCGGCCTTGATCATGGCGAGCAGCTCGCCGAGCAGGGCGTATAAACGATCCCATGACAGGTTTCGCTTCGCGGGCCGGAAAAGTCCGATGTAGCGGACCAGGCGGCGGCCGACAGGCGCTTGTTCCATCGCCTGGATGATCAGACTGCGCGCGGCGTCATGCCCGATGATCGAATCCAGGCTGTTGACGGCGCCGCAGGCGGGGCAGGTGGTTTTCATGCTGCCCGCCTTGCCGGGCAGGCGGCGCGGCCGGCCTCGGTGATGCGGTATTGCAGGCCGTCGCGCGATCCGCTCGGTTCGATGTAGCCGAGACGCTTGAGGAGGTTCAGGGCGACGTTGGCGTCCGACCAGCGCAAGGCGATCTGTTCGGGTTCCAGCGGGTTGGCGCGCAGCGCTTGCAGCACTTGCGCGGCCTTGGTGTTGAGTTTGATTTTGGTGCTGTGCATGGTCAGTGCTCCGCGAACGGCTGCAGCGCAGCCAGCGCATGGATGCCGTTAGCCACATCAACAATGCTTTCGCCCATGTTGAAAGTCGCGCCGGCACTCGTATCCAGCGTGAACTCCATTTTTCCGGCTTTGTCCCTGAATATGCCCAAAATGACGCCCCCAGGCAGGGCTTCTGCGATAGCAGTCAGGTGGATTGCGAGGGTGGGGTTGCTCAACGTGGTCGGAACCGCTACCGGGGCCGGGCTGGGGATTGCAGGTTTCGCTTCCTGTTTTTTTACCGGGAATGAGGCTTGCTGCAGCGGCTCGGCATCCTCTCCGGCGAGCAGCTTGAAGTCATGCGCTTTTTCCTTGGCCTCTGCCTTACCCTTCGGCGTTACTGGCTGCTTTCTGGCCAGCGCGTCATTGAGTCCAGGACCTACGTGCAGGGTCTTTTCCCCGTTTTCGTCGGTCTGGGTGACTTGCTTGCTACTGATCAGACAGCTGATTAAATCCCCGACCTTCTTCTTGTTGCTACCGTCTGCAAAAACCAGGGTCTTGTAAATGTCATTACGTTTGATGCCGGGTTTGGCAATAATCAGGGCGCGGATGTCCTGTAGCGTTACTTTTGGTTGTGGCGCGGTTTGGGGCGCGGCCGATTGTGGTTCTTGCACGGATTTCTCCTTTTCCTTATGCGTGGCGGGCGCGACGGTCAGATCCCTGCGCACCGGGTTGCTTGTTTTCAATGGCCGGAACGGCGGCTGCCATCTTGTCCTGACGGATGACGATTCCATCTCAGCTCCTCCGCTTCGCCTCGTGCTGCTTGCACACGGCCGCCTTGCTGGTATAGAAACCGCCTTTGCGGCACTTGAAGCTGGGCTTGTCGTAGGGCGGCATGCGGTCCGGGTAGTTGGCGACGATGTGCACACAGTGTCCGCAGTTGTCCTGCCTTTCTCGTGCCGGGGTGAATCCCATCGAGGACATCACGGTTTTGATCGTGCCCATCAGTGCCCCCGCTCCACCCACTCGACCCTGCAGCCGAAGATGTCGACGCGCATCATGGTGGCGCGCGATCCATTGGCGGGGAACAGCTTGTAGCCGTATCCGTTGTAGGTCCGTTCCAGCCAGGCGCACTTGGCGCAGGTCTGGATCAGGATCAGCGGCTGGGCGTGGGCGCCGACGTCCATGCCCATGACGGTGAAGCCCTCCGCCTCCAGCCAGTCGAAGCAGCGCTGGGCGGCGATCAGGCCGGTGAGGATGTGGCTGTTCTGGTCTCTTTTCTGCGCCGGAAGAGGGCGCTGGGTGGTGTTCATTGCGGTTTGCATGTTTCCTCCTGTTGGGGGCGGTTTGGGCAGGTCTGGCAGGCTCTCCAGTGGCGCACGGCGCGCGGGCTGCTGGTGGGGATGGCGCGCCCGGCGTGGGCGGCGCATTCCGCCTGGCTGATTTCCTGCGCCAGGTAGGGACAATCCACCACGGAATAGACGGCCAGCACGCGAGCGGCGATCTTGTCCGTGGCGGCGCCGTATTTTCCGGACATGACCAGGCTGATGGCGGTGCGCGATATACCGAGGCGCTGCGCGACCGCTGTTCTGCTGCTGGCGGCGACGGCTTCTTCGAGCAGGGCGAACCAGGGTTCATGTCGCCCGTGCGGGCAGCTTTGCTGCCGCTCTCGGCGGGTATGGCCTTCACGGTTATTCATGGCGCTCTCCCTTCGGGTAGACCCGGTTTTCGTTGGGGTCGAACACGTCTCCGTTGGTGCGCCGGATCGGGGCCTTGGGGCCGGTGTCGCGGGTCAGCATCCAGCGTTTCTTGCCCGGCGAGGTGAGCGCGGTACCGGGCGCGCGGCGTTTCATTTCTACCAGGTAGCCGGTCGCGGCCAGGGCTGAGACGTAGCGGTTGATGTTATGGACCGGGTCGCGGTCGGATTCGCTGCCGTCCAGGCAGGCGCGGGCGAGGTCGTCCAGGCCGAACTTGCCCTTGATGCGCATGGCGCGCCAGGCTTTGCAGCGCAAGGTGTTTTCCACCACGCGCGGCTTTCCGCTGGGCCCGGTCGGGCCGCTTTTGACTTCGCATCCGGCGGCGATGAATTCCATGCCTTCCGGGGTGGCCATGTAGGCGCCGCGCACGGCGCGCGCGAGGCCGCGTTTGGCCAGTCTGGCGAGCGCCTTCTGGGCATTCTGGCGCGAACGGTCGAACAGGGCGGCAGCGTGGCTGGGCGTCATGTCGTGGCCTGCGACCAGAAGGGTTAAAAGGGTCTGCATGATGCCCATGTTTAAAGCGCCCCCTTCACTTGCACCACGCGCTGGCGGCGCGATTGCCAGTCATGCGTGAGCGCCTGGCCGGCCATGTCGGCGATGGTGACTTCGGCCTTGCCGGCGCGCTGACCGGCGCGCTCGACCAGGGCGATGGCGTTGAGGATTTCGCGCACGCGGCCAGCGGATTGCTTCTGCACTTCGGCAGCCAGTTCGCGGTGAACCTTGATCTCGCACAGCTCGTCGCATAGCCTGACGGTGTCTTCCACCGTGGCGGCGCTGAATTCGACGGCGCGGGCGATGCGGCTGCTGATCTGCGGATGGCGGGCGATCTTGCCCTGGATTTTTTCCATGCCGGCGAGGATCACCAGGGTTTCGGTGCGGTCGGCGAAATCGCGCACCTTCTCCAGCACGGCGGCGTTGTTGTGCAGGCAGTGGTCGGCTTCATCGATCACGATGGGCATCTGCTCGGCGGCGATCTTGGCCATGAGGCGGCTGAAGAGCTGCTCGGAGGTGCCGCTGGTGTCGATGCGCAGGAACTTGGCCATCTCGATGAGGAAATACTTGGGCGTCCAGTCCACGTTGGCGCGCAGGTAGATGGCGTCGTTCTGGGTGGCCCAGTGGTCGAGCGTTTCCGACTTGCCGTAGCCGGCGTTGCCGAACACCAGCATCATGCTGGCCTCGGCGGCGCCGCGCTCTTCAACGGCCTGGATGCCGTCGTTGAAGCGGTGGAAATTGCTGGTTTTGACGTAGTGCTTTTTCATGTAAACTCCCGTTGGTAGTGTGCTGCTGTTTCAAAAGGCTGTCTGTCAGTTGGCGCTGACAGCAGCCACCTCAAAATTCTTGATTTCTCCCCACAATCCGAAGTCTTCCAGCGCTTCCTCGATGACGCGGCTGCCTTGCCTGACCTTCATGACCAGGTAGCGCCGGTATTCGGGCGTCCAGTCTTCCGGGTGATCGGCCAGCCAGGCGAGGCGCGAGTAGTCGCCCATGGCGGCGAGGTTGGGTTTTTCCTGGCGCGATGACGGTTCGCTGATGGCGATCTGCACGACGTTGCTGGACGGGATCTCCATGGTTGGCGCTTCATGGATAAAGTCGCCTTCCTGGGTGTTGCCCAACTCGGCCTGGGCCTCGTCGATGATCCGTTCGCCGCGCTTGATCTTCCCGGCGGCGCGTTCGGCGCGCTTCTGCTCGACGAAGGAAACCGGGAAGGCGGCACGCTTGTTGCCGTCCCACTCTGCGGTGCAGAGAAAACGGCCATCCATGCGCAGCAGCCATACCTGGTTCGCGTTGTGGATGTCGAAGCGCACGCGGACTTTTTCGCCTTCTTCCAGGGTGTCCACCAGGTCGCCATTGAAATATTCGTTGCCGAATAGCGATACCACGCCGCGCTGCGGGGTGCGGCTCACTTCCGGCATCCACAGGGCGTTGATTTCGGAATCGGTTGGGCCGAAGCAGATGGAGTCCGGATCCAGCTTGGCCTGGTAGGCTTCATCGGGCGTCATGCCGTCCAGCTCGCGGTGCTGGTGGCTGCTGTTGTACTTGTTGATGCAGGCGTCGACGTCGCTGACGAACTGGCCGAAACTGGGCAGCAGGCGCTCGCCGCCTTTTTTATTGATGGCCACCAGCGCCTTGCGCACGGTTTCCTTGTCGGCGCCCTTCCAGGTACAGGTGGGGTAGGTGCGCGCCAGGGGGATCAGCGTGACTTGCCAGATGCGCTCGATGATGCCGCGCCCCTGGGCATTGCCGGGTATGCCGGTTTCGTGGGCGATGCCTTGGCGCGCCAGCGTGCCGTGGATATCGCAGTCGATCAGCTTTCCGGTCTGGCCGCCGCCGTTGTCCGAGTAGTAGACCAGCGGACGGGCGCGGGTTTGCACCTGGGCATGGCGGAAAGCGGCCGATACGGCGATGGTGGATTCGGCCAGGGCGATGGACCAGCCGACGATCTTGCGCGAGACCCAGTCGATCAGCAGCGTGACTTCCGGGATGAATGCCTGGCCGTGGAGCGGGCTTTGCACCTTGGCCTTGAAACTGTGACCGTCGCCTACCCAGATGTCGTTGGCGTGGAACATGGAAATGTCGCGTTTGACGTAAGGCAGCATGGAGCGCCATTGGCCTCCGGTCATGCGGCCACGGTATTTGAGCGTGACGGGGAGGCTTTTTTCGATGCGGTAGAAGGTGTCCTTGGCTGGATAGTGCAG